TGAGAACCTTACAGCATTTGTTCTTGATAACCCTTTCCAACTTTATGTTGGTTCTGCTGCCGCAGCAGTTCTACAAGCCGACGTTTTCGAAACGTATGGCTTGACGGTAACTGCAGCAGGTAGTGAACAAAGTGGTCAATCAAGTTCAGAGCTTATTGGAACTGTTCACGCAACGGCAAACGCATGGAGACTTTTACGTTCGGCTGAGGATCCTGAGAACAACGACATTACAGACACTAACTGTAGTTTTATTGTGGTTCAGAATCTCAACCAAGTAAACTCTGGTGGTTTGACGTCTGCATCATAATAGGAGCACATAGACATGGCAATATCACGAGCACAGCTAGTTAAAGAACTAGAACCAGGCCTAAATGCACTATTTGGGCTGGAGTACAAGCGTTACGAAAATCAACACGCTGAAATATACGTTACTGAATCAAGTGACAGAGCTTTCGAAGAGGAAGTTATGTTATCAGGATTCGCTAACGCTGATGTAAAAGCAGAAGGTCAAGGCATTTCATACGATGAAGCGCAAGAGACTTACACTGCACGTTACACTATGGAAACGATCGCGCTTGCTTTCGCTATAACTGAAGAAGCTATCGAAGATAATCTCTACGATAGACTAGCTTCTAGATATACAAAAGCATTAGCAAGATCTATGTCTAACGCAAAAGAAGTTAAAGGTGCATTACCTTTGAACAATGGTCTACCTTCAGTAGCTACGTTCAAAACAGGTGACGCAATAGCATTATTCAGTACAGCACACCCGTGCTCAACTGGACCTAATGTTAAAAACACTTTATCGACTCAAGCGGACCTTAACGAAACATCATTGGAGCAGTCTTTAATAGACATCGCTGCAATGACTGACGAAAGAGGTTTGAGAATTGCAGCTAAAGGAGTTAAAATGATAATTCCTTCTGCAAATCAGTTCAATGCTGAGAGATTGATGAAATCTCAAGGTAGAACTCAGACAGCTGATAATGACATCAATGCAATCAACAGTATGGGAATGATCCCACAAGGTTATAGAGTTAATAACTTTTTAACTGACTCTGATTCATGGTACATCATTACAGACGTTCCAAACGGTATGAAAATGTTTTCAAGAACTCCATTGAGTACATCAATGGAAGGAGACTTTGATACTGGTAACGTAAGATACAAAGCTAGAGAAAGATACGCTTTTGGCGCATCTGACTTTAGAGGTATCTTCGGCGTTGAAGGTGCGTAATCTAAACTAATTATGTGGCGGCCTTAAAACCGCCACATTTTAACATTAATGGTGAAAAGATGAGAAATTTCCTAGTAAATATATGGGCTTACGATTATCATGCTAAATTTAAAGTTTTAGCTGAGGATAATGCTCCGTCTATTGAAAAATCAATCCTTGACAAGCTGGGAGAAAAGAGTATAAAGTGGGAATCAACGGGAATGTTTAGAGATATTCCTAATAGAATAACCTATGAGGAGGTTGTTGATGTTACAAGACCTATACAATACGAAAAGGTCCTTGGAGTTGAGGTGGCAGTCTGAGTATGAACAAAGTGGTAAATATACTCTGGACATGGTTGAAATTGATGAGAGAATCAAACAGACCATCACTGAAATTAAATTGGAGGAATCCAAGATTGCTGATAGAGAAAATAAAATCAGGAATTCTGCCCCTCAAATTTCTGTGGCTACTTAAATAAACGCCACATCGCTGAAATCGTACTTTCATGCAGGGATCTCTTGCACTCTACTAAAATCTACTATATAAATAAATCACTATACAATTAATTAGAATACTGACGCGTATAGTCGACGGCCTAGAGACAGTATTCGGAAAACTAGGAGGATAATTATGGCAAATACAACGTTTTCGGGACCAGTAAGATCTTTAAATGGTTTTATTAGTTTCGGACCTAAAGCAGTAGTAAGTTTAACTGCTGATACAACTTTAACAGTTGATGATCATGCAGGAAGACTTTTACTTTGTAATGATGCGGATGGTAAATTTACTTTACCTTCCATTTTATCAGGAAGCGCATCAGCGGTAGCTGGAGCAAGTGACTATAATGTATTAAGTAATTTAGGATGTACTTATACATTTATGGTTCAAACTCTAGCAACTGACATGGATATCAAAACAGACGGAACAGATAAATTTATTGGCTATGCAAGAAGTATGGTAACTACTGCAACATCTGGTAAAGATTGGTTTCCTGGAGCTACTAACGACGTTATGACTTTTGATGGTACCACTACTGGTGGAATCGTTGGAACTCTCGTTAGAATTACTGCAACAGCGAGTGCTGAATATTTTGTGGAAGCATATACAAAAGCATCGGGAACTTTAGCAACACCGTTTGCTGACAGTTAATAGGTAAATAATTAAAGATGCTCCTTCGGGAGCATCTTTTTAAGGAGATAAGATTATGGGAGTAACATCTAAAGTTAGACAATCTGTAGTTCTTACAGCAGATGGCCAAGTACAAGCTTTGGTTGGAGGTTCAGCAGCCGATATTACTAAAGCAAATATTATGACTGTGTATGCTCAAAGTGATGCAGCTGATGGTGAAATTAAACTTTATAATGAAGCAGACAGTTCTAAAACAGCTTCTGCATTAATTTTTCATGGTAAGTTTGGTGCAGCCGATAATGCAGTTCAGGAGTTTAAACTACCAGGAGCTGGTATTTATGCTGACACTGGAATATATGCAGATGTAACAAACGTAGATTTTTTATATATAGTTGGAACGTTTTAAGGAGTAGCCGATGGCAAACACTACTTCTGGAGCATATAGTTTTGACCAGGACTTTTCTATTGATGAAATTATAGCCGATGCGTATGAACGTATTGGTTTAGTAGGAACTGCAGGTTATCAACTCAAAACAGCTCGAAGATCTTTAAATATTCTTTTTCAAGAATGGGGCAATAGAGGTGTACATTTTTGGGAAGTAGGAAATACTAATATAAATATTATAGAGGGTTCGGCAACTAGTGTAGATGCAACTGATGAAGGAATGGGTATCTATACTTTTTATAGAAACTCTGTTGATAGTGCAGCAGCTGCTGCCGCTTCACCACAAGCAACCACTACGCCTACAACAAATATTTATGGTATTACAGATATTTTAAATGTTACATACAGACAAAATTATAATACGACTTCTCAATCAGACACAGGTTTAACTAAGGTTGCAAGAGACGCTTATGCTGCAACAGCAAATAAAGCATCACTTGGAACTCCTTCTCAATACTGGGTTCAACGATTCATAGACAAAGTTACCATTACTCTTTACCCACTACCTAATTCAACAGCAGCATCTAATTATATAAATATTTATTATGTAAAAAGAATTCAAGATGCAGGAGCTTATAGCAATGCAACAGATGCACCTTATAGATTTATTCCACCAATGATATCAGGACTAACTTATTATTTATCTATGAAGTTTGCACCTCAGAGAACACAAGAAATGAAATTATTATATGAAGATGAATTTGCTAGAGCATTATCAGAAGATGGTTCTGCGGCTAGTACTTATATAACCCCTAAAACTTATTATCCAAACATATGACATTAATAACTAAAGGAATGGGAATTATTAAAAAAATTTTAACTAAAGATCAAAAAAAGTTAAAAAGCATATTAGATAAAAAAAAGGGAAAAGATTTAGATTGGAGTGACGTAAAAAAATCTTATAAAATATTTACGAGGAAATAATGGCTAGATTTTCAAAAGGTAGAAGAGCACTTGCAATATCAGACAGGTCTGGTGTAGCGTTTCCATATAGAGAAATGGTACAGGAATGGACTGGCGCATGGGTACATACTTCTGAGTTTGAAGTTAAACAACCTCAATTAAAACCTCATCCAATTGGAGCTGATCCTCAAGCATTACAACATGCAAGACCTTCAAGAACTGCTCCGGATGTTCCACAGTTAATGCCTTTTAATCCTTTTACAACTTATGGTGCAGGATCTGCTTATATAAATGTTAATGTACCAAACCATGGTTTAACTAATGGAGATACTTATCGATTTAGAGGAATGCCAAGCACGGCAGGAGCTTATGCGGCTCCAGACAGTTGGGATGGAATTACAGGAGCTAAAATTGCTTTAGCTGCAGGCTATGCTATTACTACAGGAAAATATGTCTCTGGTGCTAGAGACACAGATTTTACAACAGATTGGTTTTATTTTGTTGTAAATACTGATACAGCTACAACAGGGGGAATAGAAGGAGGAGGTTATCCAGTGTCCGTTGGACCGGTAACCATAGAAGCATAATGTCAATAGGATTTATTAAAAAAGTCGTACAAGCAGCTGGTAAAAAAATTAAAAAACTTAAACCAAAGAAAAAATTTTCTAAAAATATAGGTGTAGGAAAAATAAAACAAGATAAACTTTATAATGTTCTAGGAAAAGATAAGTATGGTGAAATAAAAATTACAAACAAAGGTCCTCAAGTAGGTTTTAGAGTTCCATTAGATAAGAAAAAATATGTAGACAGAAGACCTTGGGCACAGGATCCAAATTATAAAAAATCCGCAGGTGAAAGAGTCCCTGCACCACATATAGGTCCTAAAAAATATAAACCAGTTAAAAAAGCTTATGGTGGATTAATTAGCGGTTTTCCTAAAGTCGCTACGAAGGGTTGGAAATAATGGCAGGATATACACTTTCAGCATTAGAAGCTGACATTAGAAGTTATACTGAAGTAGATAGTACTGTTTTTAGTGGTGCTACTCTAGGTAGATTTATAGAAAATGCAGAATATAGAATTAATCTTGATCTTCCTATGGATTCAGCTCGTGAAGAGTATCAAGGAACTTTAGCTGCTGATGTTAATACAGTTAGAGTACCGGCAGGATATATGTTTGTAAGAGGTGTTGAAGTTTTTAATTCTACTTCTTCTAGAACAGGCCCAGCTACTTGGCTTCAAAAAAGAGATAGAACTTTTATAAACGAGTATGTAGGACAATTAACTGGTCCCGAAGGTGGATCTACAGGCCAAGATACTACAGGATTACCTAAATATTATGCGATGTTTGGAGGAGCGACAGGATTAACAGATACTACTTCGGGTAATATTATAATGGCTCCTACACCCGATGCTAATTATTTGATAAATATTCATGGAAATGCAATGCCAACAGGATTAGGGACTAATACTTCTGGGACTTATGTAAGTAGGTATTTTCCTCAAGGCTTATTATATGCTACTTTAGTGGAAGCTTATGGATATTTAAAAGGCCCAGCAGACATGTTGACATTATATGAACAAAAGTATAAACAAGAACTACAAAAGTTTGCAAGTTTGCAAATTGGAAGAAGAAGACGAGACGATTACACGGATGGTACAATAAGAATACCGATCGAGTCACCGCCTCAATAAT